TACGTGAATGATGGACATGCCGTTTCTTCAAATGGAGAACGAAGATGGGTGCCTGGCAGATGGGCCGGCAACCGCTTTGAATATGATCCGAATGCCAGTACTGGCATGATGCTTTCATCTCAATGGGTTGAAGGAAATGGGTACTGGGATCATGCCGTCATGCTCTATGAACAAATGTTTGAACACTCGCTGGATCGAAAGCTTCAAAGCTGGATCGATCGACATTTTGGGAGGTGATGGAATGAATCAAGAAGTCGGGGCAATCATGCATTATATATACACACGCTATCCAGTGAAAATGTATGATCGTCTTCTGCCAGAGCGTTTTCAAGTGCCATCTGTTTATGTGCCGCCAGTGACTGTCATTAGTGGTCCAGATACAGTGTCTACTTTTATGAAATCTTATTCGCTGCAAGTGAAAGTGTTTCATATGAATACAGAAAAAGCGCATGATGCGGCGGAAACAGTCGTCGATGCATTGCTTGCTGATCGTCAAATCATTCAGATGATCAGTGAAGATGGAGAGGTGCTTGATGATTATGTCCGCATAAAAAGAGTGGAAACTAGAATCATAGATCAAGGTGTAGCAGCGATTGTCCTGACGTGGGATAGCAGCTATTGGTACAACCGAGATAAACAGCCAAGCCTAGAAGATATCAATTTTTCAGATGGGGTGATCAAACGTGAGCAAGACTAAAAAAACACAGCTCGATCAAACAGCGGGCGAAGAAAAAGAATTTGGCTTTTCATTTGAAGCCTTAAAAGAGCACAGTAAGGATCTTTTTGGGGTAAAACCAGAAATCCTTGAAGGTGCTCTTTTTTATATCAAACATCAACCAATTACAAAAACAGAAGCAAAGAAGCACATCGATGCTTTTTTGTCCAAGGAGGTTTAAAGGATGAACGGAGGCACTTTTACACCAGGTACAGAGAAAAAGCGTCCTGGCATTTACTTTAATTTTAAAACAACAGCAGAGCAGCGAATTACTTTAGGCGAGCGAGGAACAGTTGCACTTCCTCTTGTCATGAGCTGGGGAGAACCAAAAACCTTTATTTCCGTTTCCGATATGGAAGACTTAAATAAAAAGGTCGGGCTCAACATTGATGATAAGTCACTTCTTCTTTTCCGTGAAGCGAAGAAAAAAGCGCAAACGGTCTTGCTTTACCGCCTAAACGAAGGAGAGCCAGCCAAAGCGGAAATCGCAGAAAACTTTGTGGTCACAGCCAATTATGGTGGTCAAAAAGGAAATGAGATTACCATTCAAGTGGCAGAAAATGTACTCGACAGCACAAAACGTGACGTTATCACCTATCTTGGAACAGATATTGTCGATAAACAGGTGGTCACAGATGTCAAAGATCTTGTGAAAAACAAATACGTTCAATTTTCTGGTGAAGGCGAAGCGGTCATTACTGCTGGAGCGGCTTTAAGCGGCGGGAAAAACGGTGTGGCAAGTGTCGCAGATTATACAGCTTTCCTAGAAGCAGCTGAAACGGAATACTTTGATGTTATTGCACTCCCAGTCGATAATAGTGAGCAATTAAAAGCAACATTCGCGTCATTTATTGAGCGTTTACGTAATAAGCAAGGACGTAAGGTGCAAGGCGTTGTGGCTAACTATGCAGCTGATCAAGAAGGTATCATCAATGTCACAAGCGGTGTTGTTTTAGAAGACGGAACAGAACTCGCGCCTGCTCAAACAACAGCTTGGGTCGCGGGAGCAAGTGCAGGAGCGACTTTTAATCAGTCACTGACCTTTGTTGAATACGAAGGCGCAGTCGATACATTAGAGCGTCTTGATAATGATCAAGTAGAATACCGTTTATCACAAGGAGAGTTTCTTTTCACTTTCGATGCAAGAGACCGCACGGTGAGCGTTGAAAAAGATATTAACTCTTTGACAAGCTTCACGGTTGAAAAGAACCAGCAAATGGCGAAAAACAAAATCATCCGTGTGCTAGATGCAATCAACAATGATTTAACATTTGAACTGAAAAATTTGATTAAATTACGCAAAGCCAATGGCAATGACATTCCAGCATCTGATGATGGAGTGCAGCTTGTGAAAACACTGATTACACAGTATCTCACACAACTTCAAGATGGCAGCGGTATTACAGGCTTTAACTCAGAAACAGACATCGTCATTGGCCTCAATGAAGATCGTGATGGATTTATCATCGATTTAGCAGTACAGCCAGTAGACGCAGCAGAAAAATTCTATTTCAATGTGGAGGTGAAGTAAGATGGCTTTTAAAGCGCAAAATACAATCTCAGGTAAAGAAGGTCGTCTTTTCTTAGAAGGTGAGGAGCTTGCCTTTATCAAAACGTTTGAAGCAAACGTGGAGAAAAATAAATCAGAAGTGAACGTAATGGGCCGCCGAATGACTGGCCATAAAACAACTGGGGCAAACGGAACAGGAACAGCAACATTCTATAAAGTTACGTCACGTTTCGTTCAACTCATGCTCAACTATGTGAAAAAAGGGGAAGATCCTTATTTCACTCTTCAAGCGGTAATTGATGATAAATCATCAGGCCGAGGCACAGAGCGTGTGACATTATTCGATGTCAACTTTGATTCAGCTAAAATTGCTGGACTAGATGTCGATTCAGAGGCACTTGAAGAAGAAGTTCCATTTACATTTGAAGACTTTGATCTGCCTGAAAAGCTGAAGAATTCTTTCTAAGAAATGTGGAGGAAATTAGCTAATTAATTAGCTAAATAAAAACCAAATATGCTATAATGCAAATGTAATGAAAAATGAATGCATTTGTAATGCACATTGCATTCAATGACACACAAAATTATGTTTACATGCAAAGCGATTTGCATACAATAAAAAGAAGCCAGGATGCGCTAACATCCCGGCAATGTACAATGAGGCCCTTCAAGGGGCTGGCTTATCAATTAGATAGTTTTAAGGATAGACTTTCCCTTTCACCTACCAAAGCTCAAGGGGAGTCTATTTTTTGTTTATATACGTCAACAAAGCAAGGATAAACATCCCGAATAAAAGCATTAGGGAAATCGCTTGGAACGTTGACATGAGCATCACCCCCTTCCTATCGGGGATGAGCCAGACACCCTTGAGCAAGCCGTTCAATTGTACGAGTTATATTATACATGAAAAGATTGGAAAGCACATTCAAAAAATGGATGTGCTTTTTTGTATTCAAAAAAACAAACAAAAGGGAGTTTTTAAACATGAGCGAAAAACAAACATTTGATCTTTCATTTTTTATGCCAGGACAAACAGTAGAAGCGGAAGAGGTCAAAGTGCCAATTTCTAAGCGTTTTGTTGATAAAAAAGGGAATGTCATTCCTTTTGTCTTCAAAGCGATTACTACGGAACGTATTGATGAACTGGAAAAAGAAAACACCACGTTCAAAAATGTCAAAGGCAGAGGTCGTGTGAAAGACTTAGACAGCCAGCGCTTCTATGCACGAATTGCCATTGAATCGACGATTTATCCAGATTTCCGTTCAAAGGAATTAAGAGAAGCCTACAGCACACAAGATCCAGTTGAAGTTGCAAAACGTGTTTTATCTGTCGGCGGTGAATATGCAAACTGGTTAAACAAAGCGATTGAAATCAATGGATTTGAAGACGAAATTGAAGATTTAGAAGAAGCAGCAAAAAACTAATAAAAGATGGGGATAAGGAAGCGGTGTTTTTATATTACGCCATGCATGAGCTTCACTATTCTCCATCAGAACTCCTCGATTTATACGAAGCACCAAGACAATTTAAGGCATTCTTATTCGGACTCATCAGCTACAAACTCGACATGCTAGAAAAAGAAGCAAAGAAAGGAGGGAAATAAACTGGCGAAGCTCACTGCACGATTTGAATTAGAAGACAAAGTATCAAAGAAGCTGTTGCGCATTCAAAAACGATTTCAAACGTTTGAGAAGCAGCTCAAACCATTTAGAAAACCGGTGAAAATAAGCCTGGAAATGGATGAAAAGAAGCTAAGGAACCTCAATTTATCGATTAGAAGGTTTTCTGTATTATCCATGAAGCTAGATCAAGGAATCTATCGTGATCTCAAATCATTAACAAACCAGCTGAACATGATACCGAAACAGATGGTCATATCCATTCAAGCAAAAGGACTAGATGTCATTAAATCCAGTATAGATCGCTTAAAACAATCACAAGCAAGTCCAATCCTGCTGACGTTCAAACTGAATGATCAGTTGTCAGGAAAAATGTCATCAATCAAAAAATCAATCCTTCAGCTCATGAACAGAACGTACTATATGAGATTAAACATGGTTGACCAAGCCACCGCTGCCATTCAACGAATCAAAAAGACACTCAAAAGCTTGACAATGGCTAAACATGAGATCAGAGTGTCTGTTCAAGACAATGCAAAGAGTAAGTTGAAAAAACGAGATCAGGCAGAGTCAGTTGTGAAAGAACAAAACATAAAAAAAGAACCTGAGGCTGTTAGTCCGTCGGTTAAAACGGATGAACCTAAACAGGGTTGGCTCCAGAGCCTTGCTAATAAAGGATTAAGTGAAATTGAAAAATATGCAGGTGATGTTGCAGACAAGGTGAAAGAAAAATTAAGTCCTAGAAAGTTTTGGGACGAAAAGGCACTTCCTTGGGTTGAAAATAAAATGGAAGAGTACAAGCAAGATGTAATCGGAAGAATAAAAGAGAAGATTAAGTTTAATCCTGAAAAAAAACTAGATGAATTGGTGAAAACTGGATTAGATAGACTCTTAGGTGCAAGTGATCAATCAAGTGAAAATAACAGTACCACTCCGGCGCCAACAACAGCGCCAACAACAGCGCCAACAACAGCACCAACAAATGCAGCTCCCAACAATAAACCTCAGCCGCGAGGTGGTAAAGGTTTGTTTCGCAATAGTTGTTGTCCCTGTTGTGCAAGAGGTTTAAGCAGGGGAGGATCTACTAAAACCAAAAATAGAAATGGTCAATCACCAAGACAACCTAGAAATCCAAATGCCACAACAAGAACCGAAATGAATAGAAGACCTCCAAGTAAATTAGGGGATGCGTTGAAAAATATCGGTAAAGGGAGCGGCAAATTATTAAAGAAAGTACCTATTCTAGGCAGTGTACTTAGTGCAACAAATCTAATCGGTATGAAAAAAGAGAATGCTGGTGAAAAGATCGGTGCGACTGGAGGCGGCATCGCCGGAGGGATGGCAGGTGCAGCAGCAGGTGCAGCTATTGGAAGTGTAGTACCAGGAGTAGGCACAGCCATCGGCGGCCTAGTAGGCGGCATCGCTGGCAGTATGGGCGGAGAATCTATCGGTGAAACAATTGGAAAATGGTTTGATGGCGGCGGATTTGAGAAGATTGGCCAAAAAGCCATTGAAATCAAAGATCAAATTGTTGAAGTGTGGTCTACAGTCGCAGACTGGTTTATCCAAAATGTGTGGACACCATTAAGCAGCACGGTTGGCACGGTAGCAACCACGATCTGGACAAGTCTAGTCAATGCCTGGACATGGATACAAGAAACATTCAGTGCAGTAGCAGGCTGGTTTATCGAAAACGTCTGGACACCACTAAGTGGTACAGTCGTTACAGTAGCAACCACGATTTGGACAAGTCTAGTCAATGCCTGGACATGGATACAAGAAACATTCAGTGCAGTTGCGGGCTGGTTTATCGAAAACGTCTGGACACCGCTAAGCGACACAGTCGTTACAGTAGCAACCACGATCTGGACAAGTCTAGTCAATGCCTGGACGTGGATACAAGAAACATTCAGTGCAGTAGCAGGCTGGTTTATTGAGAATGTGTGGACACCGCTAAGCAGCACAGTTGTTACAGTCGCTACTGGGATTTGGACAGCATTATCAAATGCGTGGAAAACCATTCAATCAATTTTTGGAGCAGTATCCTCTTGGTTTATGAACAATGTATGGAATCCGCTTGTAGAAACGGTTGGAACCATCAAAGATAGCATTGGTAAGAAGTTTGAAGAAGCGTATAAAGTGGTGACAGATATATGGAATGGATTATCCAAATGGTTTAAAGATAATATTCAGACACCGATCGTAAAAGTGGCTGGTGCCATAAGTGATGGTTTTTCAGCAGCATTTGGTTGGGTTCAAAAGATTTTTGAAAAAGCAGG